AGTTATTAGAGCCTATTCGGTTGGTCTTTATAATCTCAATGATGTCGGTGCTAATCTTGATTCCACAGAGACAAAGGTTGATGCTGTTGATTCGGCATTGACTAATGTCGATTCAGCCCTAACAAGTGTTGACACTAAGGTAGATGCTGTCGATTCCCAACTCATAGCTACAGATACCAAGATTACCGGAATTGATTCTCAACTCGTAACTACAGATACCAAGATTACCGGAATTGATTCCCAACTCGTAGCTACAGATACCAAGATTACCGGCGTTGATTCTCAACTCGTAGCTACAGATGCTAAAGTTACTGCCATAGATTCGGCATTGACTAATGTTGATTCAGCGTTGACAACTGTTGATACTAAAATTAGTGGTGTGGATTCACAACTTACTGTTATTGAAACCAAAATTGATGCTATCGAAAGTCCGCCTATGATTGGTTGATATGGCAGCACCTGGCATACAACGAATATGGTATCAACCAATAAATTTTGATACTGGTTTAATTGTAACTGCGAAATTATATAGTAGCGATAATGTCGTTGTAGATGATTCAATATCGTTTCAAGAGATGGCAGCAGAAACTGGCATATACTATTCTGACATAAATTTTCCGTCAAACGGAAAATATGTTTTAGTGTTTAGTGAAGGTGGGACACGAACTATTATATTTGTAACTGAGATAGGAAGTGCGGCAGGATTCGTTACTTACGCAAGGGCAGGATAATGGCAAAGAAGAAACCCGAAACTAAACGTGGTGCGAAGACCAGGGCCGGGCAGTTATTATCCCAATTCCTTCGTTCTATCGCCGAGGAACAGACAGAGTTCATAAAAGACGATGATGGTGAGGACAAGATGGCGAGTAAGGCCGAGGCCCTCGCCCGTAAGATGTGGAAGATGGCTCTTGGCTATGAAGAAAAGCAGTCGAAGGGCAACGAGGAAATATTGGTAGAATACAAACCTGATAAATCAATGATGCGTTTGTTGTTCGATAGAATCGAAGGTAGGGTCCCGACAGTGGACGAGGCTAAGGACCCACGTACCACAGCAGATAAGGTTACTGAACAGGGCAAAAAACGAATAGCAGATGCGGGTAAAGTCGATGTTTAAGGTAAAAGAGAAATTAATTGAACTTCTTAATCTAACAAATGACCCTGGTTCTTTTGTAGTGGATGAGAGAAATTCTACCGAAGAAATCCACCAACATCTCCGAACCTGTATCAAGTATGTACTATTTGAACGTGACGCACTTATGCGAGAGAACAGATATTATAAAACATTGTTAAAGGGTGATGACACTGCTAACCGTTGAAGAAACAACAAGACCTATACTGTCGGAACCATTTCCAGATATACCAGAGAAATGGGTAGACCCTAAGACTGGTCTGATTGTCCCGAAGCACGGCCAGGAAAATATAGTGTGGCGGTCTAAACTTCTACAACGGGCAGAGAACGATATTATTCTACAGAATGATTTAATGGCGGCTTGTAAGGAATCTTTACTGTTCTGGATTAACACCTTTGCGTGGACGTATCATCAGTTCGATGTTGACCCCACGACCGGGAAAAGAATAGATGCACTGAATCCACACAATCCGTTTATAACATGGGAAATTCAGGATAAATTGTTCAGTGATTTTGAGAGATGTATAAAAGTCGGCGAAGATATTCTGATTGATAAATCTCGTGACATGGGTGCAAGTTGGGCCTGTGTTGATTTTCTTCATTGGATATGGTTGTTCATTCCTGAGAAACAGTTGCTGGAACTGTCCCGTACTGAACCCTATGTGGACCAGGCGGGTAACATGAAGGCATTGTTCCAGAAACATGACTACATCAACAACTGGCTCCCCGCATGGATGCGACCACCACAGTGTCTGTACGGTGAGAAAAACCGCACTAAGATGCACATGGCGAATGTCTTGAATGGTAGTGTCATAGATGGTGAATCAACCACACAGCATGCGGCTTCTGGTGATAGGCGTTTCATTACTTTGCTTGATGAGTTCGCTAAGGTAGAAAAGGGCCAACTGATGCGTTCTGCTACGAGAGATGCTTCTTACGTGCGTATCGTGAATTCCACTCCTGCGGGTCCAGGTACGGAGTATAGCAGATGGAAAAACAGTGGAAAGATTAAAGTCTCTGTTCTTCCATTTTGGGAGCACCCGGATAAGGGCAAGGGTAGATACATAGAGGAGACAGAGACAGGGAAGTACGAGATACGTTCTCCCTGGTTCAATGAGGAGGAAAAGGTACGTTCTCCGAAGGAACTGGCACGTGAAGTTTTAATGCAGGATATTGAATCTGGTGACATATTCTTCAGCATTCATAATATAGATAAGCACATAGCTCTACATGCACGAGAACCTAAAACTCGTTGGAACATAGAACTGAAAAGGGGTATAGCTAAAGAGGCTATTGGTAGCATACTGCGGAAAAAGGACACCACTAATATAATCTGTAGAAGGGCCAGAACTGGTAAATTGCGGGTGTGGACTAATCTAATCCTGGACCGCCCCGACCAGACTAAGAGTTATGTGTTTGGCATTGATTTAAGTAAGGGACAGGGAGCATCGAATACAGTCGTATCCATTAAATGTAAAGAGACAGGAGAGAAAATAGCGGAATGGAAAGATGCAAATACTCCGCCCTATGATATGCCAAGTATTGTCGTGGCTCTGGCTCTATGGTGTGGCGGGTGTCAGCCACATAGATTACCATTCATAAAATGGGAGAGCAATGGCCCCGGTTGGGACTTTGGTAGGATTATGGTTAAGGAAATTGCCTATCCGTATTTCTATAGGCATACAAAACCAGGGGTTATAGCAGATAAGAAGACACAATCGTATGGATTTCACACAAATCCACAATCAAAATTCGAGTTACTGTCACTATATGACAGGTTGTTGGCTCATGGTGGTTATATAAACCACTCACGAGAAGGACTCGAAGAAGCTAAAATGTATATCCACTACAGTGGTGATGGGATTGGTCCAGCATGTATGGTAGAGGAAAGTTCATCTGCGAGAGCGACACATGGCGATATTGTCATTGCTGACGCCCTGACGCTTGATGACAAGGAACTACCAAAGATGAAGATACAGGAGGACAAAGTCCCTCGTAACTCTACTGGATATAGATTTCAGCAGGCAAAAAAAGCAGGTAAGAAAAAAGATAAATCATGGCGAAAAGCATTTGATTATGCGAGTGGGAGAATGTAATGCCAGAAACAACTACACCAGCAAAATTACAGAGAGCAGCTAAACAGGGGTTCAGGCGGATGAAGAACTACCGTTCAGCTACGGCTATGTTTATCAAGGAATATGTTGGTTCATACTATAGACAGCAGAAAGGTCTGACCGGGGACGAACCAATCAACCTGATTTTCCGTTCTATAGCTACATTCGTCCCAAATCTCGTTATGCAGAATCCTGTGAATAAGGTTGTTACCGAATACATAGTACATAAGATGTATGCTGAATTGTTAAGTTTGGGCCTTGATTCTGTTGATAGGCAGATTAAATTGAAAGATATATTACGAGCATGGATTACTTCAGCGTTCTTCGGTTGGGGTATCGTAAAGGTTGGACTGGCGGCTAAGGGAGAGATGATACAGATTGATGACTTGTTGATTGACCCCGGCCAGGTGTATGCACAATTGGTTGACCTGGATTCGTTTGTCCTTGACCCATCGTGTACCAACGTGAGAAACGCTAACTTCATGGGTCACAAGACCACAGTTCCGAGACAATATCTATTGGATACTGACATCTACAATCATGATTTGGTTATGCGGATACCGAAATCACTAACGGCTCGCAAAAGGGATAAGGTATCTGATATTACAAAACAGGATACTCAAAACAGCGAGATGATGAGTCTTCAGGATAATGTCGATGTGGTAGAACTTTGGGTTCCACAGGCAGAGGCTATTGTGACTATCCCGGACCCGGAACAGGCTACATTCGAGGACTATGTGGGCATTACCGATTATTACGGTCCGGCAGAAGGACCTTATGTGTTCCTGTCCTTCACACCGCCCGTTCCTGGGAATCCGTTCCCGGTAGCTCCAGTAGCCATGCACTATGACCTGCATGTAATGGCTAACAGGGTCATGTCTAAGACAATGGACCAGGCGGATAGACAAAAGGACCTGCTACTCTATATGCCCGTAGCAGCAGAGGACGCACAGGAGATTATAGATGCTAAGGATGGGGATGTTATAGCCTCTTCTGACCCGAAAGCGGCCCAGGTATTCTCCTACGGTGGACAGAACAAAGAGAACATCCAGATGCTTGCACAGTTGCAGGTGTGGCATAACTATATGTC